AAATCATCTTCAAAATATTTTTCATATCCTTCTATACCAGCTTCTAATGTGTCTAATAGATCTGATTCTTCTTTAATTTCTGTTTCTTCTTCAGCTTCAGCGGCATCCATTTGATCGATATTATCCATTTGTGCTTCGATCATATCACCCATTTCTTCATCATATACAGGTTCGGCCGCTTCTTCGACTGTCGGATCTGGTGTGACCATATCTACGATGTCATCAGCAAACATAGCTAATCCGCCTAGAGTTGCGGCTTTTAAAGCTCTTGTTGCAGTTGCTAACATGCCAACACCCACCATGGCAGCACCAGCTTGCGCAGATGTTTTCAAAAATCCTGCTTTAGTTGGTTTATTTTTATTTTCTACATCTTCTTCATCGCGTCTTCTTTCATTATCTCTTTTTGTCTGAATGTTCAGACCTATCGCTTCTTTCAATGCATCTTTGATTGCTACTAAATTTTTATTTTGTAAATCGAGTCGCAAACTAATAGCATTCATATCATTTCGCATTGTATCTACAATATCAAACAATATTCCAATTTCTGCAATTTTTGTTGGTATCATTGTACCTGCAGCGATGAACGGATAGCCTCCTTCTTCGTCAATCTGAATATCTTCAATAATTTCTATTGTAGCAAGGGTACTTGCTTTTTCTTCATTATCTTCTAATTTTATTTGTGAAGCAGAAGTCATTAAAGCATTTAATGCTGCAGCAAATTGAGTAATATTAATAGTAGGATCTTCTTTATGACTAACAGATTCTTGAGGGATTGGAGCTCCAACAATAGTACCGCTAGCTCCATCGGGAGATGATTCAGAACCTTGACCACCGCCTAACATAGACCCTAGGCCGCCTAATATACTAACACCACCCAGTGTCTTTGCAATTTTAGATTTAAAACCTGATGCTTTTGTCTGTATTTGTTGTTTTTTGGCGGCTGCTTTTTCTTTTCTGGCCGCTCGGAGTTCAGCTGCGCGCTTATCTCTATCAGCTTGTTCTTTTTTAGTACGATTGTTTTTGCGATCTGCAGGTTTAGCTGCCGCATCTTTCTTCGGTTTTGGCTTTTTAGCAGGTTTTTTCTTTTTCAATTTTCTAGCTAATTGAATAAGTTTTTTGGCGCCGCCAGTAATTAAACTTGCTTTACCCATTATTACACCTGATCTGATAATTCATTTTTATTTTTCATCTTTTGTATTTTTTCTTTTATAAAATCTAAATGTAAATCTCTTTCAAATGGAATCATGTTTTCGACTTCAGTTGTTGAATAATTATGATACTGAGTTATATTAAAAGTCAGTTTGTAGTGCGAATACAAATCTATATAACTCAGTCCAACATAAAAAAATCGTTTAAATTCCTAAAAACTGTTTTCTTGTCTTTACCGTTACTATTAGTATAGTATACTGTATGCTCGATCTTCGGCAATTGCTGGAAGAATTTTGCAATTTTAGCATATGATTCTACAGGCAATGCTTCGAGAAATTCGTCTTTTGTTCTTTGATCTTCTAAATCCCAAGCATATGTTTCTTCTTCATCAAAAACATATTCGATGCAATGTTTTACTAACTCGTATGTAATATCGCTTAACGAAGACAGATTATTGATTCTCTCAGAAATTTTAGGAGTTGGATATTTCATTACCAAACCTGTTACATCATCCAACATCACAGTTTTAGATATTTCTCCATCTGGATATTTAATTTCTACTTCGTTTAGATCAACTTCTAAATCATACTCGATACCATCATCGCTATCAACTACTTTAAATTTGACAATATTACCAACTGAGACAGCCCGTATTTTAATAAACAAATATTCTAAATCAAATGTAGAACATTTATCGATATCGAAGTCTTCTGACACAACACAATTATTAATTACTTGTTTGATTGCGTTGTAGACTTCGTTTGTTTCTCCTGTTTCTTTCGATACTAAAAGAATTTTTTCTTCTTTGACAAGAAAGGGACGATAAAACAGTTTCTCTCCGGTCGAAGGTAAAGAAATTTCAAAGGATGGAGTTTGAATTTTAGGTAGTGCCATATTATAACCTTTTGTTTATCAACTAATTGAAAATTTGGTATAACGATAGCTAACATTGACTTTAGCTAATTCGTCATATGAACCCCAAGAAAAATTGATGGGTTCGACAGAAGTAGGAAACACCTCTTCGAGATGATATGTTTTGACAGGCGCTTGACTGTTTCTATTATGAATCATAATCATCATATCAAATACATAATCTTTATAGAATAAAGCGCCCATTTTTGCATTAGCTTGACCGGGTGCGCCGAAATCGATTATCTTATCGCCCCAATCTTTAAATTGTTTAAGTAATTCACCTTGATCATCAACAGTATGCACGACTTGTATTTCTTGAGGATTATATCGATATGGTATATTGTACATTTTACCATTACCATACGGCGAGAAATTATCAACTGAAAGCCACGCTAAACCTGGTGTTGTGACTGATTCAGCTCGCAAAACAACTTCTCTCCCATTTAGCGGAGTGCCAGTTAAAACAACTTGATACAAAGTGGCGGGCAAACTATCTTTGACTGTGCTGCGCCAAGAATCTACATTGAATGACATTTTATCTTCTCTGAATTAATTGCTTAGAGTCTTTCCATACGACATTCTGTTTTGATTTTTTAAATCTTTGTGTGGGTAGCATTAATGCTATATCCCATTCCTCGTATGGAATCCAAAGAAACCGTGATCTTACTTGTGAATTAAGATAACGTTTGACAGTAGGCCTAAAGTATTTATATTTTGCTGCATTATTTAATAAACTATAGTTTAATCGTAATTTTTTTGATTCACGTATATTATCTTGTCTTTCAATACTGTATAATCTATCCATTAAACGAGCTCTGAAAATGGGTGGCAAATAATGCAAATTCATGCCGAGAAATCCATCAGTATATTTCTCTAAAACAAAAATCAGAGGAAACATATCATAATACGGTAGTTTTTCTTTATGTTTAGGATCATAGAAAAACATATACATTCGACCAACATCGAGTGCCACCATTTTATTATAAGTTCTAGCTCTGTTTCTTAGCTCGCGACGAGTATTTACATTGCGTACAGCAGAAGCAGTATCTCTGTACCAATCTCTTGCCTCTTCTGAACCTGGTTCAAAGCCTTCGGCTTTCCCATCATTTGCAATTTTCTGAAAGATATATGTGGCCATTAGAATTTAATGCCTAGTTCTTTTTCGGTGAGTATCATGAATTCCCAGCCTTGTTTCTTACAAAACTTTTCAGCTGCGACCCATTTAGATTTATTTATTCCCCATGTCCGCACTTCATATAAATACTTCTTAGTGAGCTTCTTTTGCGGAGTTGGCTCTACGGTTTCGTGTCTTGGTTTTATTTCCACTACGACCGTATCAAGTTTGCCTTCGCGATTGACTTTCTTTAACCAGAAGTCTGGAAAATATCTGTGCATTCTACCATCTATTGGTGATCTATAAGGAATGATTAACTCTTCACTAGCCCATTCTTTTACACTCGGATGATCATCAAGATACTTCATGAAGACTAATTCCCAGCGACTTCTATAAATAATATTGGTAGGATCACCGCGATACTTTCGAGGATTTTTTGGTTTAAAAGTTCCTTTATAAGTTTTAGCCATACATTTATATATAGGAAACCACATGGCAATTGACAAAACTTCACTAAATTCTATTGGACCATTAGCTGGTCAATTAAAAAGCAATCTTTCTTCTATAGAAAAAACTCAAATGGCCGCTGTAAAAAATATCGGTTCATCTCTGACGTCAAATCCTGGCGTTATCAATGGAGATGTTAGCGGGACTATTTCACGCGCCACAAATAGTCAAAAATCGATGTTAGAGTTAGGTACTACATTAGCCGCCAAATTAAATGGTGCCGGCGCTATACCAAAAACATCGAGCGATGCATTGATACCAGCTGTTGTCAATTCTGTTCAAGAAAAAACTAAATTACCTGGTTTGTTTCCTAAAAACCCGGTTGATATGAATATTGCTAGCAACCGAGTACCTGATCCATATAAGACAAGTCCGCAAGAAAGAATAAAGAAAAAGAAAGAACGATTATTAGGTAGAGAAGATTACCGTTATGATGGTTTAGATTATCCGCCAGATTTAAAACAAAATGCAGCAGCGCATCTCGAACTTCAGTTCCATCGTTATGAGCGCCCTTCACCCACAGAATCCGGAAAAACAGCACTCGATGAGACTGTTAGATTACCGATACCTGAAGCTTTTAATGTATCACACGGCATTAGATATGAAGAAAGAGATACCGGTGTGTTGGGTGAAATGGCTCAGACAACCGCTGGTCAAAGTCTTGCAGCTGGCATGAGATCGATGAGAGATGGTAAAGAAGTAGATGCAGGTCAATTGATATCGAGTATGGGGGAAAATTTCAAAGAAGATGCAGCTAATGTATTAAAAAGCGCAGCATTTTTAAAATTAGTTGATTCAGAACCAGTTTTGGGCGGTATTGCTGGTCAAATGGCTGGTACTATACCAAATCCTCATCCTTCTGTATTTTTTAAAGGTTTAGATTTACGAGAATTTGATTGGAGCTGGAAATTTGTACCGAGATCTGCCGAAGAAGCC